CAAAAGATATATAAAATTGTAGATGATGTTGGTTATATAATTACAAATAAGTTAAAAGATGTGCTTTTACCAATTGTAGAGGGTAGAACTTCTACGGAAACAGCAATTTTAAATATTCCATTTGTTCAAGATATAATGAATGAAAATAGAAAATTAAAAATACAAGTAGCAGAATTGGAAACTAAGTTGGCTATTGTAAGAGAAAATTATAAAATGGAGTTTTTATCTAAATTAAATGCTCGGTATGATGCAACATTAAAACAACCATCGGATAATAATATTAATTTGGAGATAAAAGAAGTAAATATTCACAAAAAAGATTATGATGTTTCCGAAATAGAAAAAGAAATTATAGAACTAAATAAAGACGAAATGGAAAGTATTGTAACATCAGAAGATGACCTGGATTGCGAAAATTTAACAGACGATATTGAAAGTCAAAGTATGCCTGATGATTGTTACACCAGAACAGAAGCAGTATCCGAAAATGAGGAGAAGTTTAAAGAAATACAACATTTTATTGAAAATGAACCGTTGCTTTGTAAAAAGGCGGTTGATAATTATAGATTATATTATAATATGGATGTTTCTCCCAGCGTGGAAACTGTATACAATTCATCTGCCGGATTAAAGGCTTGGAGTGAAAGCACATTATGTTTAAACAAAGAAAATCAAAAAATAGAAGACGAACCGGAAGAAGATGAAGACGAACCGGAAGAAGATGAAGAAGAAGAAGATGAAGAAGAAGACGAACCGGAAGAAGAAGATGAAGAAGACGAACCGGAAGAAGATGAAGAAGATGAAGACGAACCGGAAGAAGAAGATGAAGAAGAAGAAGAAGGAGAAGAAGAAGATGAACCGGAAGAAGAAGATGAAGAAGAAGATGGAGAAGAAGAAGATGAACCGGAAGAAGAAGAAGATGAAGAAGAAGAAGATAAAGAAGACGAACCGGAAGAAGAAGAAGAAGAAGATGAAGAAGACGAGTTAGAGGTAGAAGAGATTATGATAAAGGGAAAACTATATTATACTAGTTCTAGCGTAGATGGCGATATTTATCGTGTGGGTGAAGACGGGGATGTTGAAGAAATAGTGGGTAAATTTAAGAAATCGAAGGCAATTTTCTTTTAGTAATATATAATATATAATGTTGCAGAATTTATGCACTCCTGCTTTAATTTATTTAATATTTTCAATAACTCAAATTACAATAGATATTTTCAAAAGAGATTTTAATGTTGCCTTGGTGAAGTTTTTCGTCGCCTTTATTTTTACAATATTATTAAATTATTTATGTCAATCAGGTTTAGGAATAGTCTCGTGGGTCATTGTATTTATTCCTTTTATCTTGATGTCAATAATTGTTACTTATATTTTAACATTTTTCGGAATAGATCCTAAAACAAAAAAAGTTAGAATACTTCAAGATGGGGAAGTATTAGTTGATAAAGATGAACAAAAAGAAAAAGAAAAAGAGGAATTAGATAAAACATCACCCGTTTTAACCGAAATTTCATCTTCTTACAACGAGGAAGGTAATAAAATAGAAGTTTCGTTTAATAGCAACGAAAGAGGCAAAGTATGGTGTAAAGCAGTGCAATCTGGCTCGACAGCACTAACCGTATCAAGTATTCAAAATGGCATTACTTCACAAGAATTAGTTGAAGGCCCCAATACTTGTGAAATAACAGATTATACTTCTGATAAAAATCATTATATTTATTTGTATTCCGAAGATGTTAATGGTAATAAAAATGACGACAATGATATACTAAAAACAAAAAATACAATATTTACGGGCGACACCGACTCAAATAATGGACAACCCGGTTCAGATGAAACAGCTGACTTAAGTGGATCAACTACTGGAACAGCTGACTTAAGTGGATCAACTACTGGAACAGCTGACTTAAGTGGATCAACTACTGGAACAGCTGACTTAAGTGGTTCAACTACTGGAACAGCTGACTTAAGTGGATCAACTACTGGAACAGCTGACTTAAGTGGATCAACTACTGGAACAGCTGACTTAAGTGGAACCAGTTATGATCCATTCTCTCTTATTAGCGAGTCAATTGGTTTCATGAATACAAAATCCGGATTTAGTAATTATTATCAAAACAATTCAAAATTATATAAAAAAAGACAGCAGCATATAGATAAAATAAACAACATTTTGGTTAAATTAAATGAAAATGACACTAGTGCTTATTTTACATTACAAGCATCAACTTGTGCAAACAAACCAACAAATACAGAATACGAACTTTGTATGAAGCGTGTTATACAAGAAATTTATTTAAAAATCAAAACCGATAAAAACAAGCAAGAGTTTTTAAAAATGCTTAAACATCAAAATATAAACATTAAAGGTTTAACCAGCCTTTTAATATAAGTTTTAAGTTATTAACTTTTTAACTTTTAACTTTTTAAATATAACAATACAAGTAAATTAAATTTAATTAAAAGTAATTAAATTTAATATATAATAATAATACATAATATGTTTATTTACTTTACAATAGGTAGCGGTGTTTTATTATTTATTCATTACTTAACAGATAAAGAACAATTTAATCGAAACATATTTAAGTTGTATTTTTCCGGCGTAAATAACTATCATTTATGTTGTATTAAAATGGAAGAAGTGTTTGAACAATACAATAACTTAACAATTTCAAATCAACCATACAATGTCATTTCAACCCAAACAGAAAATGTAAATGAAAATATGATTTTATATTCATACTACCCATATAAAACAGAGCAAACTCTTTCATATTTCAATTATGCCCCAAACGCATCAATGATAGATGAAACCAAAAAGCCTATTTTATTTTTGAAATCGTATGTAGATGACGAATATAAATACCTACAATATAATGATATTTCATTAAATTTAAATATTTATTTACCACTACGACCCATATCGAGCGATTTATTTATGCAGATTGAATTATTTCACAAAGAATCAATACACGACATTTCACTGTCTTTAATTAAACCATTTTTAGTAAATAATAGTTTTATTTTAGATGCGAAGTTTGTAAAATGGTTTATGAAATCCAACTTTAACATCGATATAGATGACAACGATGAATATACTATAAAAATCATTGATAATTCCATTAATATGATTGAACTAAGCAAAAAACAATATATTGCCTTTGAAAACGACGCTTATATCATTAAAGATAGCGATAGCGATGGCGATATCGAATAAGTTAAATATTAATTATTAATTATTAAAATAATATAAACAATAATTTGTGTAATTATATTATAATGGAATTGATAAACTCCATCGAAGACACTTCTTCATCCCAAACTCATCAACTTATTGGTAAATGGGTTTTATGGGCTCATTTACCACATAACACCGATTGGAGCCTTAAAAGCTACATTAAATTACAAAATTTGGAAACCGTTGAAGATGTAATAAGCATAACAAACGCAATACCTGAAAAAATGGTAAAAAATTGTATGCTTTTTTTGATGAGAAACAATATCAATCCAGTATGGGAAGACCCTCATAATTGTAACGGAGGGTGTTTTTCATTTAAAGTTTTAAATAAAAATGTAGTCCAAGTGTGGAAAGAATTGTCATACTCAATTACAGGAGAAACACTATCTAAAGATACTAATTTTATGGATAATATAAATGGTATAACAATAAGTCCAAAAAAGGCATTTTGCATTATAAAATTGTGGACAAAAACACTAGACTTTCAAAATCCTAGAGATATAAACCCAATTAACGGATTACAAGTAAATGGGTGTTTATTTAAAAAGCATAAATCTAATTATTAATTGTTGTATTAATTGTTGTATTAATTGTGCGTATTAATATGCCAACACTGGTAGTTAAATATACAATAAATTATTATATATGTTTGTATATAATGATTGCATTATCTGATGTATTTATTCAACTGTTAAGAGCATCTCCTGCTATTATTTTTTCATTAGGTATTATTTTGTATATAATAACAAACATGGATATTTATTTAATACTATCTATTGTTACTGTTTTATGCGAAATATTAAATACTATATTAAAAACCCTAGTATTTAAACCAATCATGAAAGGAGATTATTGGCCTATTTTAGGATATGGCACACGACCGGTTGGCTCAAAAAATAGCGCTCAATTTGGCGATATTAACATTCCTCCAAATAAACACAGTTATGGTATGCCGTCCGGACACTCTCAAACAACAGTTGCTTTCGCAATATTTATGGTTTTAACTTTAATAAACCATCACGAAACCACGACTAACACCTCGAAATATATTATCGGAGGAATAGTTGTTTTATACGCAGTATTTGTTCTTTGGTCTAGAAGTTATTTAAAATGCCATACAATACAGCAAATTATTATTGGATCTTGCGTAGGAGTAGCAGTTGGATATTATGGTTATTTTTATGGTGATATGTTTATAAAAACCACGCAACTAAAGTCTAAAGTAACTGTTTGATTAACACGCTTCGCTTCTGTAAAACAACTAAACTAGAGGTAGATGATATATTATTGTCATCTGCTACCAATAATTCGTCGGTATTAGCTCCAAAACAATATATGGGAATACCACTTTTTTTTGCTTTTAAACAAAATATAATATCCTCACCCGTTTCTACTGTCGGAACCGGAGTATCAAATAATTTACATAATGTTGATTTTCTAAAGCATGACCCGCCACATAAATAATCGACATGAACCAATGATTCATCGTCTTTATCATAATTGACATATTTGTCTTTATATTCTTGCGGAATACTTGCGGTATGATTATTTAAATGCTTAATATTTTTAGAATACAAATCGATTTCACTATAATTAAAATACGATTTTTTCTGCTTTATACCAACCATCTCTGCCGGAAAAGCAAACAATCCATTAATATCTTGTTTTCTATCATTTAATATCCACCCATATTGACCGATCACGCAATCTTTTACTGATAATATGTCTACTGTTTTTTTTATAAAATCTTTTCTAGGAAACCTGTCATCATCTAATATCACAATATATTCAGTAGGCGCAGATAATGCCATCTGATACCTACCTATATACTTAAAATTATAATCGGATTTAATGTAATTTAAATTTGGAAAAACAGATTTCCATTTTAAAAATGCGTCTATAAAACTATCATCTTTACATCCAAAAAAACACCCCCAAATATATTTAGGTTGGTATGTTTGATTTTGCAAATCAGTTAATTGCCTATCTAACATGTCAACTGTTTTATTGTAGTAATTTAATATTACAGTAACATCTGAACTAGTATCCGTCATTTAATTTAAATATAATAATATAATTATAACATATTTATGTTTTAATTATATTAAATAATTAACGGCTTATTTACAACTTTACAACTTTACAACTTTACAACTTTACAACTTGCCACTCGCTATAATGCCCTTTACAACGAAAAATACAAGGAGTTCCAAATAACGCATGTTTTTTTAAACAATTTGTATTCATAAACTGTTTTTCGTATTGTGTAACTCCTTTGTTATATTTATATAACATTGACATGTGTGCGCCATTTGGCCACCATATTGGCTGTGAATTATAATTGTTTTCCGAGTAATAAAGGTTATATTCTAATGCGATAAACCCATTATCGTTTGTAATAACAAAATTATCACTTACTCTTGCTTCTATAAATCGATGATTTAAGTCGCTGACTATTGATTTATGCAGATTTAATGCGTCTGATAATTCTAAATGTGTTTTCACAGACATATGAGGTATAATAGATCTATTAAAATCGTACCAATATCTGCCTTCTGGTATTAACCATACACAATATTTATAATCTGGATATATTGTTTTGCCACTAGTGTCTATTTTATCTATTTCTGTCAATGTGTTAGACATAATATATTATTAAATTATATTATTTTCTACTTTTCACTTCTAAATCCAAGTCTTTTTTTGTTAACTTATATCCCCAATGTTGCAAAGTTTGTCTGATTGCTGGACTAATATCCTGATTATCCCAATCATCTATACTTCCTTTCTTTAAGATTTGAGTGATCAGCCATTTGCGAAATCGTCCATTTGGACCGGCTAATTTTCTCCATCGATCTATTTGGCGTCTATCATCTGACGAACGACGCCCTGTAAAAAACTCGCAATACCACTGAACCCACCCATATGGATCCTGTTTATCAATCCAATCATTTTCTTCCCAAAACTCCAACGTAGTTCCTACCTTTTTTTTGTATTTGTTGATACTTTTGTCATATTGTTCGAATTGCTTTGTTAAATGTTCTAAAGGTATGCCTTTCCACCAACTTTTAGGGTATCTTTCGTGCTGGTTTTTTAGGGTGTTTTTATAAAACTTGCTTTGTATTGGTCTCCAATAGGTTCCTCCAAAACTACCCATTTTAAACATATCTCGTGGACTTAAATTAGGTGTAAATTCAGGGAAATCACTAAAATGATATTTGCCATTTTTTAATACAGGCGTATCTTTGCTTTTTATTTTATTTCCACGCTTACGCGTTTTATTTCCACCCTTTATTTTTGGCACTCTGCGTGTCCCAAATTTATGCTTTTTACGAGATAGTTTTGCTAATTTCATTGCTTTACCTTTTGGATCGCAGTGCTTTTCTAATGTTTTAAAATCCACCGCCGCAGATTTGCCACCTGTAATTGCACTTGCTAAACGAGCATATCCCCACGAGTGGGCGCTTTGATTTGGACGACTACCACTTGAATAATACGCCCCTTGTCCTTTTTTCATTATTTTATTTAACCCCGTAATACTGCAACCAGTCGCCTTACTTAATTTTTTACCAGGTTTAATCGTATCTAAATCATACACTTTTTCGGCATTAACAATATGCTTGCTTTTTTTAGACTGAAATGATTTCACTTTTTTACGAGTGTAATATTTGTTTTTTTTATATGCTTTTCTCGACTTTTCAAGTTCAGCTTTCACTATATCTTTGTCTTTATTTGATAACTTTATTGGAACATATTTTATGGGCTCATTAAAATCAAATTTGGTCATAAATATTATATATATTAAAAACATAATATTTAAGAGAGAGGGTGATATGGAACTGGTGCGAGGTCAGTAACAGTAACTTATAGAGATGGAAGAGGAGCCAAACACAGTTTAATTTCACCCAACGAAGCAACGCTGTATCGAACAATCAACGGAATATCATTTTCCAAATACATTTCAATACTATTACACAGATTGGTGCATTTAATAAAATAACTAAGGTTTTTCAGTGAAAACTCACCTTGGATAATCTCATCGTTTCCCTGCTTTTGGATAAACTCCATATTACCGTCACATTCAGAACGCCTAAGGGTACAAGAAGCAAATGGGCCGTTGCAACTAAACACCAACTCATTGCCAATTGATTTAATTTCAAGACGGTCCGATAAATTACTTAAATCACGCACTATTTTCTGAAAATCACTTGACGGCATATTAAGAATAGATGAATACTTGATTTTAGGCAGCTCTAAATCATCCACATCGGGCTCAATCAGGCGAAGTTTTTGATCCTTACACTGCTTAATATCACCATTTTCAAATTTAAGCCCCAAATTATCCACAATACCATCGTTGTAGTCATTTTCCTCAATATAAATCGTTAAGGTATCATCATTATCAATTGAATTAATTAGTTTAAACAATTGAAACATATTAACACCAATCACGATTTTGGGGTATTTACAATAATAATATTCAAACTTATCTGCCTGTAAAAATAAATGCGCTAATATAGTATGTGATTTATCCATATTAACAATACGAATCCCATCTTGTTGAAATACAATGTTTGTTTCCAGTAAAATATCCTTTAAAGCAGTCATTAGTGTTCTAAAAGGAGGTATTTGTATTGTTTTTATTTCCAATACATTGGTATTATCCGTCATAATATATTAAAATAGTAGTAATCTTTAAATACTAAAATTATTTAATATTCAAACGCACTTACAATAAAATAAAAATTGATTTAAATATAATGTGATAAACATTTTATTACTGTATATTTAATCATGTCTCAAAACCTAGCAGCAGAATACCAAAAGAAAACCGACCGCGAGCACATATTAGATGCTCCCGACACTTACATCGGCCAAGTTGACGAAGATGAAACTAAAAACTGGTTACTACAAGACGATGACACATTTAAATACACAAAATATCAATGGATACCTGGACTGTTTAAATGCTTTGATGAAGGTATCGTAAACGCCCGAGATCACGCAGTCCGAATGTCGCAAAAATCAAAAAAATCGTCCAATATAATTACCGTAAAAAATATAAGTATTGAAGTTGATAAAGAAACCGGTGTGATTACGATGACAAATGATGGTAACGGTATTGATGTTGCAAAACATCCCGAATACGATTTATGGATACCAGAAATGATATTTGGCCATCTACGTACTTCTACCAATTACGATAAAAATGAAAAGAAAATCGTGGGTGGTAAAAACGGGTTTGGTTTTAAACTGGTGCTAATATATTCAAAATGGGGCATGATTGAAACGGTTGATCACATAAGAAAGAAAAAATACACACAACGATTTGAAAATAATTTGGAAACAATTGATGAACCGATTGTTGAAACTTCTTCGGTAAAGCCATATACCAAGGTGTCTTGGTTGCCGGATTATGAAAGGTTTGGTATAGAGAAATTAACAACTACCATGTTTAACCTGTTTAAAAAGCGAACATATGATATCGCAGCTGTTACTGACAAACAAGTGGTTGTTAAATTTAATGGTAATACACTTCCTGTCCGAACATTTGAGCAATATATTAACATGTATATTGGTAAAAAAGACGAAACTACTCGTGTATTTGAAACTTCCAAGAATGGTAGATGGGAATATGCGGTTTGCTTAAGTCCAGTCGATGAATTTACACAAATCTCTTTTGTAAATGGTATTAGCACTACAAGAGGTGGAAAGCATGTTGATTATGTTTTAAGACAGATTACAAAAAAGATGCAGTCGTATATTGAAAAGAAACGTAAAGTAGTAGTAAAAGAAGCTACTATCAAAGAGCAACTTATGTTATTCTTGAATTGTGTGGTTGAAAATCCATCATTTGATAGTCAATCCAAAGAGTCTATGAATACACCCGTGAGTAAATGTGGAAGCACTTGTGAAGTAAGCGACAAGTTTATCGATAAATTGGCTAAAATGGGCGTAATGGACGCTGCTATTACGTTAAATGAAATAAAAGATACAAAGGCAGCAAAGAAAAATGATGGTCGAAAAATTAGAACCATTCGTGGATTGCCTAAATTGATGGATGCGAATTATGCTGGAACAGCTAAATCGAGCGAATGTATTTTGATATTATGCGAAGGAGATTCGGCCAAATCGGGTATTATGTCTGGTTTAACAAAGGAAGACCGCAATTATATCGGTGTATTTCCATTGAAGGGTAAGTTGCTAAATACAAAAGATTTACCTCAAAAGAAAATCAATGATAATGTGGAGATTACTAATATTAAAAAGATTTTGGGATTGGTGACAAATAAAGAATACAGTAAGCAAGAAATAAAGTCTTTGCGATATGGTAAGGTGATATTTATGACCGATCAGGATTTGGATGGTTCGCATATCAAAGGCTTATGTATTAACTTGTTTCACAGTCAGTGGCGTGATTTGTTTAAAGCCGGCCAATTTATTGGGTTTATGAATACTCCAATCCTTAAAGCGACAAAAGGAAAAAAGATACTTAGCTTTTACAATGAAAGCAAATATAATGAGTGGAAAAAAGCAAACAACAACGGCAAAGGTTGGACCATTAAATATTATAAAGGTCTGGGCACGAGCACCAGTAGGGAATTTAAAGAGTATTTTAAAAATAAGCGGTTGATAACATTTTCCTATACTGGAGATGACTCGGATAATGCAATCGACAAGGTATTCAATAAAGAAAGAGCAGATGACAGAAAAGGTTGGTTGGAGCATTATGACAAAGACAATGTTTTGGAGACCGATAAAAATGATGTTTCATATGAAAGCTTTGTCGATAAAGAAATGATTCACTTTTCAAAATATGATTGTGAACGTTCGATACCTAATTTGGTAGATGGATTGAAAACCAGTCTTAGAAAGATTGTGTATTCTGCTTTCAAGAAAAATCTAACAAAGGAAATCAAGGTGGCACAGTTTTCGGGATATGTATCAGAACAATCAGGATATCATCATGGTGAGGCGAGTTTAAATAAAGCAATCGTGGGACTAGCACAAAACTTTGTGGGTTCAAATAACATTAATTTGTTGATGCCGAACGGCCAATTTGGCACACGATTGGAAGGAGGAAAGGACGCTGCATCTGAAAGATATATTTACACGGAGATAAATCAGTTGATAAAGCTCATCTTTCCGGAACAAGATATGCAGTTGTTGAATTATTTAAATGATGATGGGTTATCGGTGGAGCCAGATTACTATCTACCAAATATACCAATGATTCTTGTGAATGGTGGCAAAGGTATTGGAACCGGATATAGTTATGAGGGATTGTGTTATAATCCAAAACAAATCATGCAATTTATCAAAAACAAAATTAAAGGTATGGATAATAAAAGCAACATTGACATTGAGCCATATTATGAAAATTTTAAAGGAAAAGTCCTAAAATTAACTAAAACCAAGTTTATGATAAAGGGTTGTTATGATGTGATTAGTTCGGATAGTATTAGAATCACCGAGTTGCCAATTGGCACATGGACTACATCTTATAAAGAATATTTGGAAACACTGATGGATGACAAAGGTTCTAAAACAAAGGCAATCATTAAATCAGTAACAGATATGAGCACAGATGCGATTGTTGATTTAGTCGTTAGATTTCAACCAAATACATTGGGTAAATTAGTATCTAAAGCAGTAGACGAACATCATAATATGTTGGAGAAAAAGCTGAAATTGTGTATTACTAAGCAAACAACCAACATGCACTTGTTTAATCATAAGCAGCAACTCAAGCGATATGAAAACATATATGACATTATTGATTGCTATTTCCCACTACGATTGGAAGGGTATGTTAAAAGAAAGGAGTATTTAATTAAACATATTGAACGAATTGTTATGATTTTAAGCAACAAAGCAAGGTTTATTCAGGAACAGTGTGATGATAAGATTGATTTAAGACGAAAGAAAAAAAATCAGGTTATTGATATGTTAAAGCAATTCGAATATGACGTTGTGGATGATGATGCTGAGTATAAATATCTTAGAACGATGACGATTGATAGTGTGGAAGAAGAAAACGTCCATAAATTATTGGCGGAAAGGGATAAAAAGGAAAAAGAATTGGATGTTATTAAAAAGAAAACGGTTGAACAAATGTGGACGGATGAAGTTAGTGCTTTAGAAAAAGAATATGTTAAATATCAAGAAGTTAGAAAAAGTAAGTTATTTGGCGATGCTGTGAAAGTTAAAACAAAAAAGGTCATTAAGAAAAAAAAAGCAAAACAATAAATTAAATACAATAAATAATTAACGAGTTAAGATAATAAATATTATATAATTTTTATTATCAAACTTCAAATCAAATCCAATATGGTCTTCATTTCACATTAACATCGAGCATTAGAAAAATGTTTTTGTTTCTAAAGTATTGGTGTGATAAGTAGATATAGGACGCTGAATTGGCTTCGCCATTGTGCTTACATCTCTTTTATATTTCATATAACCATCCGCTTCTCCATATATTTGAGGAACTGCGTATTCACATACTAGTTTATTTAATTCACTAATTTCATGTGTTACGTTATGTCCGTGCTTGACGTTTTGTAGAAATATACTTCGCATTATTATTTTCAATGTATCTTCGTTTTGATTGCCAATAACAAATCGCTGATTTGACATCTTATAGACCCCCGACTTTATTGCGTTTTGTATAATTTCAATGTTTTCTTTAGAGAAAAAAGCATTGGATAAATTTGTTTGTGTGCTCGTTCCAGTGAGTGCTTCTCTAAAATCACTAGATGTTTCTTTTATTGGCATTTGATCATAAAGTGTAAATACATCTAAATTAGTTTTTCCCATGATATCTATTCTTCCATTACTCATAATTATATATATAAAATATAATATATTATTATTTTATACATATGAGTTTTCAAAAAACGGTATTAATAATAGGCGCAATTGTTTTATCGGTAATGTTGTTTTTCATTGGTTTAGCAATGCAAGGGCTGAAAAAAGCACAACAATATCCACCCGAAGTATCGGCATGCCCTGATTATTGGTCAAAAGATAGTAATGATGAATGTGTTTATGATTCCAATTCCGACTTAGATTTAAATAAAGGTTCATATGCTGATGGGTGCAAAAAATATAATGAAACAACTAATCCTGATAAAAAAATATGGGCGGAAGGATGTGATGTTAAATGGGATGGTATTACTAACATATAAATACCATTAAATTTAATATTAATATTAATATTAATATTAACATCTACTCGATTGGTTCTAAATAAACAACATATAAATATAACAACCCGACTAGTCACCAACTACTCTATTTTATATTATACACTTATGATATCATATAATGAAGTTGCATAATGCGATATTATCTCTCCCCGATTCACTGGTAAATGAAATTTATTTATACCTCCCCAATCATACCTTGTTTCATTTATCTAAAACAAATTTTAATTTATATATTGACGATTATTACAAACATTGTAAACAAAGCAAACGAGGTGTGTTTTATTATAACAAAGTAAATAATACTTATATTAGGTATTTAATACGAAATAACTTGTATCTATTTATGGATTACATACTGTATACACATTCTAATAGTCCATTTAACAAAAATAAGAACTTTTACTACAATAATAAGAGGTTTAAAACTTATATAGATTATTGTATCTTTTTGGCGAATTTATATGAAAGTGAAACCACAAAACAATTACTAATGAATTATAAGAAAATCAATAAAATATAATAAAATACTATAAACAAGCATCCATAAAATTACATAAACAATAATAGATTATAATGATTTAAAATATACAAGGTAAGTTAATATAATTGATGGAAGATTTAGATTTAAACAATCTTTTAAGTAGAAAAGAACAAGCACAACAGTTAATTGATTATTTACATTATTTCGAGCAAAATAAGCATGATTTAAACACAAAAAGGGGTATGTATGTTTATGGTAATACAGGTGTAGGTAAAAGTAGATTTGTGTATGATATTTTAAAACGGTTGGATTATGATATTATTGGATTTGATGCCGGTGATGTTCGTAATAAATCTGCGATTGATAAAATAACAAAGCACAATATGTCTGATAAAAATATAATGAATTTGTTTTATAAAAAAACTAAAAAAATTGCTATCGTAATGGATGAAATAGATGGGATGAATAGCGGCGATAAAGGAGGCATTAATTCACTGATAAAGTTGATGCGAGCTAAAAAGACCAGAAGGCAGAAAAAAGAAGACATCACATTAAATCCTATTATATGCATAGGTAACTATCATATAGATAAAAAAATAAACGAAATAAAGAAAACAATGGACAACATCGAAATCAAAACACCTACCGATGAACAAATCGGCAATATTCTATCTAAAACAATAAAAAATGGCAATTACACGAACATTAAAAATAGTAAAAAGGGAGAGATGTTACAATATATCGGTGGAGATTTAAGAAAGTTGAACTTTGTCATTAATTTACACGCTTTAAATAGTAAGTTACTGGTAGATAAAAACATTAATGATATATTCGTTGGTGTAAATTACAACGACGATACAAAGATAATCACGAAAAACCTATTAAATAATTATTATACGATTGATGAGCATTTTAACTTAATGAATGATACTAATAGAACCAGTGTTGCGTTGTTGTTTCATGAAAATATAATTGATGTATTATCCACTGCTAAAAAACAAGAGTCTATTGAGTTTTATATTAAGATACTAGAAAACATATGCTTTGCAGACTATATAGATAGAATTACTTTTCAAAAGCAAATATGGATATTTAATGAAATGTCATCTTTAATAAAAACGTTGTATAACAACCATTTGTATCAAAATGAATATGCGTGTAAAAAACAGCATACTACCAAGGTGCGTTTTACCAAAGTGTTAACTAAATATTCAACCGAGTATAATAACAGCGTGTTTATACAAGATATGTGTAGAATATTTCATATGGATCGCGGTGATTTACTATGTTATTTTTACAACTTACAACAAACAACGGAATTAGATGATATAATTGAAACATTTCAAAAGAAAAACTTGATTAATAAACTGGAGACGGTGCGTATGTTTAGATATATTGATTCATGTTATAACTAAAAGAATTTATTTTTTTTGTGGTTTATTTTTTATATAATGTTAATTTATAATGAAAGTAAAAGGGTTAATCAAAACAATTCAAAATTTGCCTACTATTACTAGGATAGGTGTTTATATTTTGATATTTATCGCTTTTCGATTTTTATTGGATGCGTTATTTAATAGTTTACGAAACTTAAAAATCATGAAAGAAGGAATGGATGGTATGGGTGGAAAAAAATTCGTGTTGTTTCACTGGAAAAACTGTGGTCATTGCAAAAAAATGATGCCAGAATGGAATAAATTTCAATCAAATTACAAAGGTAATATCAATGTTTCCAAGATAGAAAAAGATGAAAATCCTGCTTTAATTAAAAAGTTAAGTATTACGGGATACCCAACTGTTTTGTTGTTAGATGATAATAATAATAAGATTGAAAGTTATTCTGGGGAGAGAAATTCCAATGCCTTTATGAATTATTTAAAAAATAAGGAATAAAACAAAGACAAATAAACAAACAATAAATATTTAATTATATTAATTTAATGATAACTTCGTTTAATTAATATAATGACATCTATAATGTGCAACGTACTAGCACGGTTTTGCTTACCATTCAAAAAAACGAACCCAACCACGACACACAACGACGAATTTAATGGTATAATACAAAATAGCAGCGAGAAAGAAAATAAATACAAAATAACACCAGTATTATGTATTAAATACGACCCTTCCAGTGTAAAAGAAAAAATAGGTGAAGGTGGTTCGTCTGTGGTATTTCATTATAACACCGGTAAAACGAGTTATGCCTGTAAAAAAATAAAGACAAGTATTTCAAATGTTAGAAATGAGATAAATATTATGAAAACATACAGTGCTCATAAACATTTGCCTGTATATTATGATTCACTTTTAAATCAAGACGACAAATTATCCAAATATTTTCAATATAGTTATATATTCATGGAATATTGTAAAGGTGTAGAATTATTTACATTATTGAAATCGAATTTTTGCCACGATGTTGCAACAAAAATAGTATATCAATTATTGACCGCAATTTCTCATTTGCAAAAATTTAATATAATACATGGCGATATAAAACTTGAAAACATAATTATTGACTACAAAAATGATATCAAGTTAATCGATTTTGGAATATCAAAACAGTTAGATGGTGGGAAGGCGATTTCCTTAAAAAACCATTCAGGAACGATAGGGTATTTATCTCCTGAATGGTTATTGTTTAATTATGCAACGTTGAAAACCGATATATGGAGCGTAGGTATATTGTATTTTATATTATTGAATAATTCGCATGTATTTAATACCGTGAATTTAGACGCATATAAAAGTCAACTACAAGAATTAGACAATCTCGATTTACCCGACACACTAAAAATTTATAACAAAACCGTTCCGCCAAACAAATACAAATTAATTTATATGTTTTTATATAACACAATATGTTATGATAAGGAACGATATTCAGTTAAACGGTGTTTGCGGAGCAAAATATTTGCGTATTACAATAATATTATGGTATAAATTGAAGCCGTTACTTATTAATTAAGACTATTAGGTATTAAAAACATTAATTTTTAATTATGTAATAACCATAATAATGTCGATTGAAACTATTAAACTAGTAAATAAAATAACGCGTGATTTTATGTCTATTCTTGAAAAATATTCTGACAATATTAATACTCTTAACCATATTGATTATTATATAACTCATAAGTTAGACAGTAATATTAAAAAAATAGCAGTTTCTGATAATAATGAAGGCGTTTTAAAAGAGCGTCAGTATTTTATAAATAAATTTTTGTGTAGTATGGAAAACATATTTTATTACGTTGAAACAAATGATATATTTATTCATTATGACTTAAACCATTACAAAATTTTCGAAGAAGATAGTTTGCGCAGTCAAATATACAATGAAATTATGCAACAGCACCCAAGCTTAAGTAAGTATAAATTTGATATTGAAACAGAAATAATTAACGAACTAAAAAAAGAAACATTATTTAATTGTATACCGGAATCATCTACAATTCAAAATGTTATAAATTGTTTTATGACCGTTTTCTTTGATATCAAAGAAAGTGCTAAATATTTTTGTTGTGTGTTAGGTGATTTTATATTGGAAAAAAATGTAGAACAAGTATATTGTATTAACGGTGAAATACTAGAATTTCTAACTCTTTTTGAAAAAACAATTTTAAATCGATTGGGCAATATTGTGTTGGTTAATTCAAATCGGTTTGTATGTGATAAAGTATTAAACACCTGTAAATTAAAAGAACATAGAGTAATATATTCACGGACAAATAGCAAAATGAGTTTGTGGACCGAATTTTTAAACAAATACGCGATTGATATTTGCGCGGTTTGTATACATTACTCAAAGCGCTATCTTAATTCTGAAAAATACATAGCATCAAACGATAAAAAATTAGAAAACATTTTGTATTTAAAAAACAATTCTGTAAAAAAAATGGTCCAACAATTTAGCCTGAAAAATTTTAAATCTGATTTACAGAAAACAATTACTTATGAAAATATGGAATATTTATGGTATACATATTTAAAAAACGAATATCTTCCGACCGATATTATAAGCAATAAAGAGTTCCATTTTTTAATGCAATCAGCGTGCTATTCTAATATTCCGAATGCTGGCAATAATAAAGACGACCAAACATCGTATTTATGTATAACGCATCCAGACAACGGTAATATTACGAATGTTAAGCAGTTTTTAGATGAAAAGTTAGAGAATAATGACTCGGACCAATTAGAAATTAGTGAATTGGTTGAAATATATATTGAATATGCAGCGACCCGTCCACCGCTAAATATAAGTTGTACGACGAATATGTTAAATGAAACCGCGATGCTTGATATCGTATCGTATTTTACCAATTTCAATATTATTAATGATGGTAAAACAATTGATGGTATTAGTTGTTCGTTGTGGAATAAAAAAGGGGAATTATCATCATTTATAGAATTGGTGAAAACGCTACATAACGATAAAACAAAAGAAATAACAGAAAACATATCATTTAATGAAATTTATACTAAATATTGCAAATACATTTCTCATACTGGAAATGTAAATAAAATAGCTACTAAATCATATTTTATAAATTTTATAATTAAGTATATCCCCGAAAAATACATAATATTTAATAAAATACTAAAACAATACTGGAATGGTAATTAACCTGTTAAACTACAAACCCTAAATAACTACAAACCCCTAAATAACTACAAACCCCTAAATAACTACAAAATAAAAATAGAATTACAAATACAACTACTACACTTAATAATAATTAGTAATAAGTTATACATTTATTACTAATAAGTTTTACAATCACTTATTTCTTTTTCTTCCCAGTCCTTCTTTTATTGCCGGTCTTTCTCTTGGCAGTCTTTTTACCTTTTTTTACTTTTTTGACGAAACCAAACTTTCCTTTGCGAGTGAAATAGCCCTTATTCGTCAATCGCTTCAATAGTTGAGGACCCTTTTCACTTTTAGCTTTAGATACAATTTCTCCATGCTTATTTTTCTTAAGTTGGCTTTTCGTTAATCCACCGTTTGTTTCTGCGGCAACTCCGTGCCATACTTTTGCACGCGATCCCTTTAACTCACGGAATTTACCCCGTCTTGTGTGATATAAACCATCTGGTCCTTTAGTTCTGTTACCCATTATATAGTATGTCAAGAAAAAATAAAAAATTATATAAAATCTATTTAGTTACTATTTTTAATTCTAAATATAGTTGTTATTTAATTCATTACGCCATTTCTTAATATTGATGATTTGTTCTTGATTGTCTATAAATTCACTACTTATTTCTGCCATCTCATTTTTTAATTTTTCCATATGGATTTGTAGTTTATCCATAATATTGTTAATCTCCTGTATACGAATATCAATAGTGATCTGTCTTGTTTTTAATTCATTTAATTGGTTATGCGTTTCTTTCAAAACTTTACGCCTTTCTTTCAAGACTCGAGCATGTTTGTGATAAAGTTTAATAGTATGCTGCTTTCTAGTTGCAACACTTTTTCGTTTTTCACATGTTCTAAGATTGTGACCCGTCATTTTACAAAGAGAGCACTTTGTAATTCTGGTGGATTTTGGCATGGTGATAGTATGGTATATTACAATGTCTGTTATTTTAACTATAAGTGCTATAATTAACGCGCGTCAATTTTTTAATTGGACGCATTAAAACATTAATACTACCGCCTTATACAGTAGTATAAAACTCTAAAAGGCTTTTGTCTTTTATAAACATTTTGGGCGTTAAGTTGGTTTTTCTAACATAATCTGGGTGGGGATTAATCAACAATTTACGCTTATCAAATGTATTATATTGATGTGCGAATACCAATATTGTTTTTTTAGGGTCCAATTGAACGAATGGCACCGTATAATTTTTAAGAAAAGCCTTTTCTTCTGCGATCTCAGCATCATCATCATATCTTGTTATCTCAAGTAGTTCCTTTTTAAACGCAAAAGTCCCTGCTGTTCCATGCGTTTTACCATATGGTCCAAAAATATACAATTGGTCTAAATCGTTGAAATAAATATATACAATACTACTTCCAGCACACAAAGCATTTGGTTGCGAACGCAATCTATCCACCGCATGCGCAACCCTTTCTGGTGGATAAAAATCGTCATCATCCATATACACTAAAATATCGCCGCTCGCTTTTTCATGCATTAAATTCCGCTTCCTTCCCAACTTTATTTTTTCTTCATATCTAAAATATTTAACCCCCTCAACATCCTTAAATAAATCCTCCACAGATTCATCTCCATCATCAATAATAATCCATTCCATTAATTCTTTTGGATAAGTTTGCGATTGATAACACTTAATTAATTGAGGTATAAACATTCGCCTGTTATATGTTGGAGTACATACACTTACAAATGGTTTACCGCTTGTCGAAACTTTTTTTTTACGATTCTTTTTACCCATTAAATAATAATATATTAATTATATCTTTAATATATTACGAAACTAATAATATTATTTTTATGCGGCAGGGGGTGATGGAGGAGTTGCATCCGGGGTAACAGTAGGTCCGAAAAATTCACCGTATATGTAATACAAAGGAAGGAGTACAAATGGCACCGCTATACCAACTGGGATCATTCCTTTTGTTAGCACATTTATAGGCATATAATCTGGAATATACGTACCATATTTTTGTATAAGAAGAATACCAAAAGAAAATATAAATAACACAACCACTAAATAAGATTTTGTAATGTTTTTAAATACATTATTAACCAACCCAATATTTTGAAACATTTTAATTATATATCCAGCAACAAAAAACATACCAATTACAGAGGGGATTAATATAAAATGTGCTAGTCCGCCCGCAGTCATCCACAAAAATATAGCCATTAAATTATACTGAAAAAACCAATAATTTTCATTTTCAAAAAACCCACTTTTAACAAGGTTGATTGTCGTTTTTATATAGCCTAAATGCAAATGACCAAACATAAAGACAGTTGCCAATATTAGACCAACAAAATACATAACAACGGGCAACACCCCAGCGGTTAATAATTGTATAACCGCTCGTATATGTGATGGCGTTTTACCATATGTTTTTTTATCATCCCATAAAGCACCGCCTTCACCACCATAATACAATTTTTCTAATATTTTATTAAACTGACAAAACACATAATATAAAGATTCGCGTGGTATTTTTGCCAATCCAACATACATTGATTTCACCATTTCATATGCGAACGGCGTTTCATCCATATTGATGTCAATCATATTCATAAATTTATTTACATTAAATTGGTGTGATTCGTCATCTAAATCTAAATCTTTGGATTTGGCAGAGTGATTCATGTTCCAAATAAAAAAACATCCCAAATAAACAACAACAACGATTTGAACAAAAAACACAACCATCTCCTTTGCAATTGCAATTATTCTCTCCACATAACTATCATTTTTTATTCTATATTTTCGTGAATTAATTATATCAACCAGTTTATTATGATGGCCTGCAGGGCGGTGATATTTCCAGTCGGGGCTTTTATAATAATTTTCAATAAAATCATATGGGTCATCTTTCCATTGTTGCAAATGTTTTTCCAAATATTTCCAATCTGATTTGTATTTGTAAGTTTTATAAATATCATTCATAGTCGCCGCATCTTTAAACCCTTTTTTTAAATCGTCCAATTCTTTTTGCTGTTCTTTAGTTCGCGTTTTAGGTTTTTCTGATGTTGTTTTTTTTGTTTCGTCTGGTTCGTCTGTTTTTTTATTATCTTCTTTATTTTGCGAAACCTTACTTACCATTATATATTATAAAGTATTATAATTATTTATAATTATAATAATTTTCTGAATTTATACAATGTTTAGTATTCCTAAATTCATTTTATGATATAGTTTTAAATTACAGTAAAGTTTTTTATTATGATTATATATAAACATGAAATTTATTATTTTTTTAATACTTATATTTCTAATACCTATTATTTCATATAAACTGTATAAATTTTACAAAACAAGAAAGTTTGAGTTATTTGTTTCACAGATATCCAAATCATATGATTCAAATAAGTTTAAACAGATCGTTTTAGATAAAATGGATAATTACGATATTGAACTCGCAATTCCATCAGGCCAATATTTATACAATACGGTGCAAGGTAATTGGGGATTTTCAACGGATGAAACAAATGATGGCGTTGTATTTGGCATATATAGAGATGGTTACACCGCGGATGGTTCTATTTTTAAAGGAAAGTCTGGAAAAAGATACAAATATATGCTAGAACAAGGTCCATATGTAATCAAATATGAAGTTAGACATAATAACAAGGGTGAACACGATGTATCTATATATATAGATAACAAACTGGTTAAAATCGCAAAAGGTGAAGGAATATCGTCCGATAAAATAAAAGTCATTGGAACAAATTATCATAATTATAATAATATAATAACTGGAGATGAAAGAGGTCGTCGTCCCGTTGATTATTTAAAATTTGTTCCCAAAGAAGTAAATAAGAAAACAGAAAATAAGAAAACAGAAAATAAGAAAACAGAAAATAAGAAAATAGAAAATAAGAAAATAGAGGGATTTAGTCAGGGACGCAAACACGACAAAGATACCTATTGGGATATAAACGAAATGGTGAAAAAAGAACAAGAAGCTAAATCAAAGTTAGTCGATCAAAGAGAAAAATATAATTTTATGACTAGAATGTGCGAAGAGGAGGGTTTATTTTGCAATAAGATACAAAAACTAAATATAGACTTAAAAACTGGTAAAATATATTATAATTTAGATGAAGAACAAGAACAGAAAAAACAAGAAGCAAGTGATGCGGATGCTGATTATTTTTTAAAACACTTATTTCAGGCCATGGATGATGATAAGGATGGATTGGTGTCGCGATTTGATTTAAAATCTATAATGAATGAGTTTTACATTCAAGATGAATTATATCAAAAAGTTTTAAATGAAGTTCGCCCACAGGGAATGGATTTCAATACATTTTCTAGTTTAATAGGTCAGCCTGTTAAATTGGTATTAAAAAATATATATGATGAACATGGAGAAGCGGGTTTAAAAATGACATATAAGATATTGGGATACAAATATGTTGAAGATGAAGAAAGAAAAAATCAAGAAGAAAGGGAGAGAAAGAAAAAATACCAACATTTAAACAAACAATTTTCAGAACCAGAATATGATGATTCTGAGCCAAGTAAAACCAGATATCGCAGCGATTACAAACCCCAACATCCTCGCCCCAAAAATGGTGTCCACTTTTACGATTCCATATGGGATTTTAACAAACATTAAATAATTAATAATTAGTTATAGTTATTAATTATTATAGTTATTAATTATTATAGTTAATAATTATTATAGATTACTATATATGTTCGAATTGTTATCGTGCTTGTAGCAATTCACCTCTTCCTCCCATTATTATTAGCATATTATATCGTTCTTCAAAAACCTTTAAATCATAGCTAAATTCATTTAAATCAGCGGTTGTTTTTCTAAACCCAATTGGATTGTTGTTAGTATCGCAAATAATATTGATTGTTCTTGGTGTGGGATTGATTGGTGGTTCTAAAGTGTTAAATTCAAATCCAACCTTTGAAAATTTATTTAAGTTCATGGCCCCCGATGGCTGATAAACCGAACGGTCACTATCTAAACAAAAATTATAACAATACAATCCATCTTTAGCAGAACCACTTGTTCGCTTCCATTTTTCAATATATTCATAAATACCAGCATCCAATACATTTTCTCTATACATACCCTGCAACACTACCCCCATATCAACTAATATTTCTTTTTTATTGTAAAAATAATCCCCTATCGCACCGGTGATATAAAAATTTCGCGGATTTTTAATTGTTTTTGAATTAAATAACGGAAAATTGTTTGTAATCTTTTGCGGTTCTATATTGTTATATGTCCAGTTTGTATAATTTGACCATTCATTTCTAAGGTGTACATCATTTCTTCTAAAACGAAACATATAATTTGCTACCATATCTTTACTATCAAATTCTGTTATTTGCGTGCCGGCGACAGAAAGTTGCTCATATTCATAAATTTGTTTAATAAGCAATTTATATGACTGTGACGCAAGAACTCGTCTTTCATCTTGTCCTAAAAATATATAAGTAGATATCAAATGAATATCACTATTCCAATCATTTCTGGTTTGGTCGTACAAAGACAATGTTCCAGATATGTCTTGCGGCGGGTTTAAAAAATGCCACATTTGATGATGAAGTTCGTTGGGATTTGGAGCACGACGATAACTTATACCACTCGCACTATTTACAGCATCTACATCATTTATAGTATACAATTTTGATATTGGCTCAAAAGTTATTTTGATATTTATTTCTTGATATTGTAATGCCACTAATGGCAACGCCATCTTACTAGAATCCGAAAAAAATAAGTTTAATGGTATATACAATTTGCGACCTTGAATAGACGGAATCACACCTGTTTCATCTACATACATCGCATTTGGATATACATTGGCACGATTGCCACTAAACGCCGGATTATTTAATTCTGGTATATTTCCAGTCATTCTATTCCACAAATCCTTTTTTGAATTACTAAAATCCCGTTCTTTTAAACAATTTAAATACTCCCCCGAAAACTTACTTAAAATAATAGGGCCCGAATATACTTCTACTTCACGAATCATATTTGTGCCTAGTTCTTCAATCCATCTAAATTGATAGGGTTTCAAAGGAGTCGTTCCGGAAGTTGTTTGAGAAGTAGCATCAAACTCGTAAAAAGGACTCCATATATCCGGAAGCGATACACATACATAAGTATCGTAAAGCATTTCTGCATAACGAGGTATCTTAAAATCAAGAACGGTTGGAGTATTATAGTTTAAAATACGACTGCCTTTGTAATCAATTCTGAACCGTTGTAGTCCAAAATTTGTATGTTTTTTATACACTGCTTGAAAAAATGTTTTTTTAGGATTTCCATTTATTATTACATTTTCATTACCGTATGATGTTAAATTTAATAATCCACCACCCATTTAATTAATATATTATAATATAATAATAATTTTAATATATTATTTATTGTATTTATTGTATTTATTGTATTTGCGCAATAAAATAAATCTACTTATATATTAAATATGAATGAAAGGAGATCATTTCCTGACTTTTTTGACAAATCCAATATATTAAAAAAAGCACCGACACCCGGTAACGCAAATATTCCAAAAATAGAAGAAACCGGTGGCGATATGTTAGAAAATATGGGTAAACAGTCAGCGGAACAGTTGGCGAAGTTTAAAAAACAAGTAATAGAATATTATAAAATGATTACTAGCGATAATAAGATATTCCTACGAGTTATATTAGCTATGTGTGTCGTAACCGCGCTTCTTATTATATCTTTTTACATTAGAAATCGAAATAATAAAAAAACAAACAACATTTACGCATTAAATAAAAACATTAAAGATTATAATAAATTTAAGGACGAAAACGACATCGGCCCGATTGCTAACTTTAATTTTAACGAAACATATGATAAAGTTCATAAGCGACCGACTTCTTTAAAAGATTACTATATTTTGGGTAGTTACAATAGTTGTTGTGGGGGTGAAGTGTTTAATAACTGGATGGATGTTGGTATATTAGAAAATACAATAAAAATGGGACCCAGAGTATTAGATTTTGAAATATTTTCATTAAATGGCGTTCCTATTGTTGCCGCCAGTTTAAAAAACGCAAATACAAAAAATGAAAATTCTTATTCAAAAGATACATTAAATCATTTAGAAGTTCCGACTGTATTAGAAACATGTAAACAAGCATTGTATGGTATAACAACACAAAACGCAAATGACCTTTTAATATTAAATTTTAGGATAAAAACGCATAATACCGCTGCACTAAATGCTTTATCTCAAAACATTAAAGATGCCTTTCAAGCTAGTTTATTGCCCGCTGATTTTGGTAATGGAGGGAGAGAAAAAAATGTAGTAAATGAAAACATCAAAAATTTAAAGCAAAAGGTTATCATTTCAGTCTATGATGATACTAATACATTTAAAGAAACTGATTTATATAAAATTACCAACATATGCAACAATATGGAAAATAAAGATATGGGAGGGGTTGAGTTTTTAAGAAATTATGATGTCCAATATGAAACAGATAAAGAAGACATGATAAAGAAAAATAAATTAACTTTGAAAATTGTAATACCAGATGAAACAAACGAAAAGCAAAACCCTCCTCATAAAATACACAGAGAAAATGGTTGTCAAATATCGTTGTTGCGTTTTAGTTTGTATGATTCTAATTTAAAAGAAGCGCTTAGTTATTTTTCTAATAATGAATCTGCGTTCGTGATGAAATCAGATAAGTATAGATACAAGCCAATCATATTACCAACGCCTAAAAAAATGGATCCAAGAGTAAAAAAAATACTACAACAAAATAGTTAAATTAAGTTAATACATTTACATTTTACTTGATATAATTTACAATCTATGTAATTTACAATCTATGTAATTTACAATCTATGTAATTTACAATCTATGTAATTTACAATCTATGTAATTTATAATTTATATTCTTTATAATTATATTCTATATAATTTATATATAATATGAATCGACAAACATTTCAAGAACGAGAATTGTCTATATTAAGAAGTGCGGTAGATAAGATTGAGAAAAGCACCGGTTATAGTTTAATTAATAACCCTAGTGTAAAAACAATAATTGAAATAGTCGAGCAATTTTTAAGAGATAAAAAAAGAATATGTTATGGTGGAACGGCTATTAATAACATCTTGCCTTTAAAAGACCAGTTTTATGATAAAAATGTGGAATTGCCTGATTATGATTTTTATTCACATGAACCCATGAAAGACGCAAAAGAACTAGCCGATATTTATTACAAAAAAGGATTTGAAGAAGTGGAAGCAAAAGCAGGTATGCATCCAGGAACATTTAAAGTGTTTGTAAATTACATACCGGTTGCAGATATTACTTATTTAATTGATGATATTTATAAAAATATTAAAAAACGATCAATTATCGTTGATGGTATTTACTACACTCCAGCAAATTATTTAAGAATGTCTATGTATTTAGAATTATCGAGGCCAAATGGCGATGTCAGTCGTTGGGAAAAGGTATTAAAACGTCTTAGTTTATTAAACAACCATTATCCATTAAAAGGGCGTCGTTGTGATCGTGAAGAAATACAGCGATTGTTTGAATATGGTGTAAAAAAATCGATTAGTAAAGACAAAAGTGCTGATACATCACCTGAAAGTTTAAATAGCAAAGATAGTAGTTATGGTGATTCTATTTTTATAACAGTTAGAGATTCATTAATAGCACAAGGATGCGTATTTTTTGGTGCGTATGCCAATCGTATGGTTTTAAAACAGCACCCAAAAATAAAACATATACCAGTTGATAAAATACCTGATTTTGATGTTCTTTCAATTGAACCACGCAACACCGCTAGAATTATTAAAGAAAGACTTACTGATATGGGGATAAAAAAAATCAAGATTCAGAAAAGAAATGGTGTAGGTGAAATAATTGCTCCTCACTATGAAATTAAAGTTGGTAAAGAAACAATCGCTTTTATATATGAACCGTTGGCATGTCATAGTTACAACGAAATTAAATTTGGAAGCAAAACGGTAAGAATCGCAACGATAGATACGATGCTAAGTTTTTACTTGGCATTTGCTTATGTCAAACGACCCTATTATAATGAAAACCGCATTATATGCATGAGTGAATATTTGTTTGATGTTCAGCAAAAAAATAGATTGACACAAAAGGGTTTGTTAAAGAGATTCACAATTGATTGTTATGGAGAACAATTAACGATGGAGAAAATGCGAGCAGATAAATCAGACAAATATAAAGAATTAAAAAATAAGAAAGATTCAAAGGAGTTTGATTGGTTTTTTTTACGATATATTCCAGCACAAACCAACGATTTTAAAAAAACGACAGGTAAATCCACAAAGAAAACAAGGACTAAATCAGAAAAGGAAACCGCCAATCGTAATAAAACCGCAAAAAAGGGTAGAAAGAAGGCAAAGAAAACAAGAAAATCAACTAATAAACGAACCACGCTTATCTCCCTTTTTAAATAAAATAGCCCGCTTAATCTTGGTATAAATTTTATAATAAATACTTTATAAAATTTACCGATTTGTTATTGTTGATTACCGCGCTCATATGAATCCCTTACAAAACACTTAAATGATTTGACAGAGAGTTTAATCCATAAAACATAATTCCAAATAATGAGGTTTGAACTAAATAACCACTTAAAGTATGGAACCCATCTTTGTTAAACAAAGATGGGAAATTTCTAATAAATATCTTTTGAATGTACGGCAACTGCATTAAAAAGTATAACACCATTCCTAATATTGGTGTTTGAAACTCGTCATATACTTGATCTAGTCTAGCAGTATTATTTTCCTTTTGTTTGGATTGTTTTACTAAATCTTCAAATGTATCATCATCATCTATATAGTTTTTCAACCTTTCACCTACATCGGGAATATGATTTATTTTAACATTAGGATCAAAACTAACTTGTGAATTTTGGTTTGGAATATGTTTACTTGGAAGTCCGGTTAATTGACTTGCACTTGCTTCTTGTAAACCACTTACGATTTGACTTATAGACTCTTTAGAAAGTTCAGCAATAACACTTTTATTATCACCGGTATCATTTACGGCCATTTTAACATTTTCAGAAGGATTTAATTCATTGGGCAAATTATTGATATCACTGGTTGATGCAGAAGATTCCATTTTATACATTAATAATAGTAACTAAATGTATAAAATACGCATTTACACATATTAATTATTCAAATTCTACATAATCTGTGTTGTCTTTACATTGTATAGCGGATGGTTTGTATTTATAACATTTATTATCAAATTTATATGTTTTACCCTCGATTTTATCAATAGTAGGGGCTTTAAATACTAAACAATTTCTATCATTACAAACCTTTCTAAATAATGTGGACAAACCCAATCCTAACAATATAGATATAATTACTTTTCCAAAATCACTATATATAAGTCGTCTTAAATACATATATAATTTATAAATAATATATAATTTCACAAATAATATATAATTTTACATACACATAAAATATCACCTATTGAACTTTATATTCTTCGATGTCTTTTGAATTTACAGGACACTGTGTGATTTCTTTTTCAAATTTAAAACAGTTATCTGCTTTGTCTTTGTATAACAATTTATTTGTGTTTGAAGGACTGGGGTAAACATAAATAATTCTTTTTTTTGGTGACAAAACATATGATAAAAATAACCCAGCAAACAATGCCAACAAAAACACCTTTATATCAATAAATTTAGATAGTGTCATTATATATTATTATTTAGATTGTTATTTTATTTAGATTGTTATTTTATTTAGATTGTTATTTTATTTAGATTGTTATTTTATTTAGATTGTTATTTTATTTAGATTGGTTAGTTTGGCATTAATTAACATTTTTCACTATTTCAAACTGTGTTATTAATACTTCCTTATTTTCTATAGAGGTTTGTTTAAAACTAAACGTGTTTTTATATACATCTGTTGCGATCTTCTCTTTTTCAATGTTGACCTCTTGATATTTAATTTCCCGCCTTTTATCAAACAAAGCAGTTAATTTTTGGGTAAATTGGCTAAAAACATCTATTAAATCCGTATCGCGATTTGTTTCTTTATACTTTTTGATGGACTTATTATACTCGCTTATTGATTTTTCTATTTCTTTGTTAATATATTCTAATGCTTCTGTTCTATTATATGAATTTTCATATTCATCGACATGGACCTCTCCCACACCATCTGTGTTTGATTTAACAACAAATGTATTGTTTTTTTCGTCATATGATTTGCGTAATTTATCTAATTTACCATTTAGTTTTATTAAATTGTCTTTTAACCTTTCAAACTTACTAACCACATAATCCTCGTCTTTTAAATTAAACAATAAATCTAGTTTTAATTTTATAATGTCTGTTTTTACAATTTCTAATTTATCATGTAATATTTCTATTAAGTCGTCGTATGATTTGTAATTTGCTAGTTTAATATTGATATCTAAATCACATGGCGTATTAGAAGAACATTTTGCTATTAAATACACTTCCTTTTTTCCATCTTCCTTTTCAACTATTCTTTCAAAGGCCGTCCCGCCTTTTTTTTTACATTTGATACATTTGATTTGTGCATTAATATCGCCGCCATTTTTTAGTATTTTTTTAATTTGTTCACTATATTTTTGCTTTTTACTATAATAATTATTTAATGCTTCTGTGTATTTTGTACCATCACTCATTTACTATTAAATGTTATAAAAATTTTTATGAAGTTTCACAAAATCACTTTCAAATTTAGGAAGATTGGTGATAATTTCATTTCTATCTTTTAACTTTCTATCTGATAATAATTTAATTTTATTTAATATGTAATATTTTTTAAGTTGTTCTTTTTGTTTTAAATCTTCTAAAGTTGGTTTATGTTTCCGCTTATAATACAAGATTCCTCCAATAATAAGGCAAAAAATTAAAAACAAGGTAATATTGGTGTTTATTTTATCAATGTATTGTTTTTTGTTTCTATTATTTTTCAGTGTTTCGCTTATAAAATACCGAACACCCGGTTCTATTAATGTCGCCTTTTGTGTATTCATAATATATAATTATTAATAAATAATAATAGAAAAGAAAAACAAATTAACAAACAAAGAAAGCGTAAAATAGTATTGTATAAATAATAAATAATATATAATATATAACAATGTTCATGATTTTATCAGTTCATGTATTTATAATTATATTGTATTTTGCATTCAGGTATTATACACAAAAAATAAATACTTACACTGCTAGTATGATGTTGCCAATATCTAGCACCACAAAATACATAATAATGCCAGTTGTTTTAATGATAATGTTTTTAATACAAGGATTTAGTAATAGACAGTTATTGTCTAAAAAATGCAATGTTGAAATGATACAAACCGCATTAATGACATCTGCCATAATCATGTTTTTTGTATTTGGTTTAATCATTGGATTAATAGAAGCATTCCCCATTTTAAAACGACCATTTGATAATACATTTGGTTATTTTTTATGTGGTATGGATGTAGAAACTCTAAAAACAATAGTTAATAAAATCTATATCCCAAATGTTAGAAATGATGATACCAATATATTAGAAAGTATTATTAGAGATGAATCTTTGCAAATAAACACTGTAAACCCAAATAATTTTCAAATGAAAATGCTCGATTTGAAAATACCAGAAAAAAACAATAATATAGTTATGAAATATTACAATTTAATATTAAGAAAAGATTTGATAGGTTCATTTGTTTTATATATTTTAGCAATAGGACTGGCTGTAATTATTAACCAAGAAACTATTAATAATATTCAGTGTAAAAAAACAGATGAAGATATTATTAAAAGTTTAGATTCAATTAATTTAGAATAACCACAAAAACAGCATAATTTAATATCAATTATTTATAAATGAATGATGCTACGAATAAGTCCAAAGATTTTTTAGCGGACGCAATTAATTCGGAAGAAGGTGTTAAAATTAAACGACCCGCAAAACAAAATGTAAAACAATTTCAAGGTATGAGCAGTGGTGTAATCGGGTTTGTATATTTGTTTTTAATTATCATTATTGCTTTTATACGATTTAGTATGACACGCATTAAAACATATACTAAAGATATGTTATTACCTAAAAAAAACTTTAAACCATATATATTAGTTCCTATACTAATTGCGGTGTTTACGGTGGTCCAAGGTTTCATTAACTCAAATGTGTTATATGCTAGATGTGATAATGCAATGTATATTGAGTCATTTACAACGGCAGCAACAACGATGACTTTT